TAGAGATGGATTCAAATCTTATATGAAAGAGTCAAAGAGCTCTGTATACTATGCTGTAAAAGAATTCGAACAAAGAAAAGCTGCTTTTAGATGGACTAGATCACAAACAGCAAAAACAGGATCTATCGATGTTAATAAGCTTTGGTCATATAAAACAAACGAAGATATCTTTAATAGGGTAACAAGACTTGCAGATGCTAAAAACCACGGAATGATTATGCTTATTGACTACTCTGGTTCAATGTCAGATGTCATGGGTGGAGTATTAGATCAAACCATAATGCTTTCCTTATTCTGTAAAACAGTTAATATTCCATTTGAAGTTTATGCTTTTACAAGTGAATGGGATCCTAAATCATCACCGAGAGGACTTAAAGATGGGGATTTACATCATGGAAATCTAAATCTAGTACAAATTGTTTCAAGCAAATTAAGTAAATCAGATTTTAATGAAGCACTTTATCATATGTACATAAGAAAAGAACTATACAAATCCAAAGACTATGAATCAAGATGGATGGAAATGGACATTATTGGTAAATCAGAAGAATATGGTTCAACTCCTTTAAATGAGGCTTTGATTGTTACTGATTATTTAATCAAAGACTTCAAGCTTCAAAACAGAGTTGATAAAATGAATCTAGTTATTATTAGTGATGGGGATTCAAATCGTTCTCATATGTATCAGGATTATGACTTAAAAATAGAAAGATCCAGCTACAACAAATATGGTAAAGCAACTTTATTAATGAATGGTCACAGATTAGAGCTTGAAGGATTTGGAAGAGGTGCTACTCAGAATATTCTTTCACATCTTTCTAAAAAGTATAATATGACTAATATAGGATTCTTTATTGCAGAAAAGAATTGGCATTTTAAGAGCAAATTAGAATCTGCATTTTCACAAAAAAATCCACAAGTAACAAGCTGGGATGAAGAGCAAGGGTATATGAAAGAATGCTCAAAAGAATATGTTAGAAATAAATGTGTATCAATCGATGATGTATTTGGATATAACGAGTACTATCTTCTTAAGAAAGACAAAAAAATGGATACAGAATCAGATGAATTTAAAGCCCAAGAAGATGCTACTAAAGGTCAGCTAACTTCAGCATTCAAAAGATATTCAAAATCAAAATCATTGAATAAAGTATTATTAACAAAATTTGGAAGAAGTGTTGCGTAACAATTTCGTGACAATTTACAATAGGGGGTTTACTTATCCCCAGATCTACGGTATAATATAACCATCTATTTAATTATGAAAGGAGTGAAAAAATGGACTATACAATCTCGACTAAGCTAATTGTCCAGGAACTACAAAGAAGGTTTCCTGACAAAAGTCAATTTAGAACTAAAGAAATCGTAGAAACTGCGAAATCTTTAGGTTATGGAAGTGGATCTTATCGACCACTTACCGAATCAAATCTAAGGGTTAAAATTGGAACCTATGATTTATCTGGTATTATTGAAACCACAGATATTTCCCAAAACGGAACCACAAAGGAAAATTCAAAAATGCAATCTATTGTAAATGAAGATAAGACATTTGCCACTACTGATCCAACATTCGTTCCATGGGGATCTTTCCACGACATTGTTAAGATTATTAAATCTGAAATGTTCTATCCTGTTTATGTTTCTGGTTTATCTGGAAATGGTAAAACCTTTATGGTAGAACAAGCTGCAGCTAAACTCGGAAGGGAATTCATCAGAGTCCAAATTAATCCAGAAACAGATGAAGATGATTTACTTGGTGGATTTAGACTTATCAATGGAGAAACAGTTTTCTCTAAAGGTCCAGTTTTAAAAGCTATGGAAAATGGCGCAATCCTTTTATTAGATGAAATCGATAGGGCCACAAACAAGATCATGTGTTTACAAGGTATACTAGAAGGTAAACCAGTACTTGTTAAAAAGACTGGTGAAGTTGTACAAGCTGCAAAAGGATTCAATGTTATTGCAACAGCAAACACAAAAGGTAAAGGTTCTGAAGATGGAAGATTTACAGCAGCTTCAATCATTGACGAAGCGTTCTTAGAAAGATTTACAATTTCAATAGATCAAAAGTTTCCAAGCTTATCTATTGAAAAGAAAATAGTTATGAAACACATGAACAAATATGTTTCAAGTGATTCTGCCGGTGATGCAACTTCAGAAGATTTTGCTGATAAGTTAGTAACTTGGGCAGATATTATACGTAAAACATTTTATGATGATGGTGTAGATGAAGTTATTTCTACTAGAAGACTTTGCCACATTGTCCAAACATATTCAATCTTCTCGGATAAATCTAAAGCAATTGATCTTTGTATCTCAAGATTTGATGAAGATACAAAAGCCGCTTTCCTAGATTTATACTCTAAAGTAGATTCTGGGGAAGAGGTAAACTTTAATAATGGGGTTAGTGATGATGAGATTCATGAAGAATTCGAAGACGACGAATAATAATAGTCTATTTAAGTTCAACGAGGATAAACTCCTCGAGGAACTTTTAACTTATATTAAGGACACCTATGGTGGACACTACTCAAAAAATAAATTCCAATCAACGGAATTTATTATTGACTGTGGACATGGTATGGGATTTGCCTTAGGAAATGTACTAAAGTACGCACAAAGGTATGGCAAAAAAGAAGGATTCAATAGAGCTGATCTAATGAAAATCATTCACTATGCTGTTATTGCCTTACACGTACATGATTTAAATAATGGAGAAAAATAATGCAACTATCAAGTGATACAATATCAGTACTACAAAACTTTGCCTCGATCAACCCAAACGTTGTTCTAAAGCCAGGGCAAGAAATTAAAACCATATCTGAAGCTAAAAATATATTAGCAGAAGCAGATATCATCGAGGACTTCCCACAAGAGATTGGAATATATGATCTCTTTGAATTCTTATCTGTTCATAACTTAGTGGAATCACCCCACCTAGAATTTGAATCAAATGCAATAGTGATTCAAAGCACAGGAGGTGGATGTAAACTACCAAACAAACAAACTGTTAAATACTATTCAGCTGAACCAAGTATCTTAACAACAACAGACAAAAATATCGATATGCCAGATCCAGAGGTAACTATGAACTTAACATCAGATGTTATTTCTAGGATTAAAAAAGCAGCATCTGTCTTAGGTCATACCGATATTTCTATTAATGGAAATCCAAAAGGGATTTCTATTAAGGTATTTGACCCAAAAGACAGTAGCTCAAATACTTACGACTTCGAACTTGGTGAAAACCCAGGGGGTAATACATTTTCTTTCGTTATAAACATTTCAAATTTGAAATTAATTGACGGAGATTATGATGTGTTTATATCTGCAAAGGGAAATGTCTTCGTGTCTAAGTGGGTAAACACCACTATTCCGGTTAGATATTTTATTGCTTTAGAACAAAGCTCAACCTTTAATGTATAAATACTACAAAGAAAGTGGAAGTGCCTTTCAGGGCTTTTACAATTTGTTAACTATGCATAGGAGAAAATTATGACAGAAGAAGTGAATACCACTGAAACTGAAGTAAGCACAGAAGAACAGCAAGTTCAACTGTCTCTCAAAGACATCGCAACAATGGTTCAGGTAATTGATATCTGTTCTAAAAGAGGTGGATTTGAAGGACCAGAACTTGAAGCAGTTGGAGGATTAAGAAACAGAATCGTTACTTTCTTAAACGCTGCATCTAAAGGAGCTGAAAACGTTCCTGAAGGAGAAGTTCCTGTTGCTGAAGAATCAGAATCAGAAGGTTAAAAAGCAAAGGGGTGAAAGTCCCCTTATTTTATTATAGGATATATTATGGATAACAATGAAAAAGCCAAATTGCTCGAGGCTTTACAAACAGGGCTAGTCACAGTAACATTCAAAAAAATAGATACAGGCGAATTAAGAATTATGCCTTGTACTCTACAACCTCAAATTTTAGAGGAGAATGGTATAACAACATCAATCAATTATTCACCAACAGAAATGGAAGCATTTCCAGTATGGTCATTGGATAAAAAAGCTTGGAGAAGCTTTAGATTAGATACAGTTGTACAATGGGATACAAACGAGGTATCAAGATGACAAACTTACACAATGAATTTTTATGGGTAGAAAAGTATAGGCCCAGAACAATCGAACAATGCATCCTTCCAAAATCATTGAAGGAAACATTCAAGTCACAAATACAAAACAAAGAACTACCAAATATGATGTTCACTGGTACTGCAGGTACTGGTAAAACAACAGTAGCTAGATCTTTATGTCAAGAGTTAGGATTAGACTATATTTTAATTAATGGGTCAGAAGAATCCGGAATAGACACTCTTAGAAATAAGATTAAACACTTTGCATCTACAGTATCCCTAACAGGATCAGTAAAGGTTGTAATATTGGACGAAGCAGACTATCTAAATCCCCAATCAACTCAACCTGCACTTAGAGGGTTTATTGAAGAATTTAGTAATAATTGCAGATTTATTTTAACCTGTAATTTTAAAAACAGAATTATAGAACCTCTTCATAGCCGATGCACTGTTATAGACTTTAAAATACCTAAAGATGAAAAATCTACAATAGCTTCTGAAATGCTAGAAAGATTAGAGATCATCCTTGATTATGAAAATATAGAGTATGAAAAGAATGTACTTGCAGAATTAATCATTAAATACTTTCCTGATCTCAGAAGAACAATTAATGAGGTTCAAAGATATTCAGTTTCTGGAAAGATAGATACTGGGATACTAGTTCAAATTAGTGATATTGCAATGAATGATATCATGCAACTACTAAAGGAAAAAAACTTTAGGGGTATGAGAAAATGGGTTAGCAACAACATGGATATAGAACCTGCTTCAGTTTTCAGAAAGATCTATGATGGAATGAATGAAAAAGTAGAGGATAAATCTATTCCTCAGCTTGTTCTCATATTAGCAGATTACCAATATAAGAATGCATTTGTAGCAGACCACGAGCTCAATCTAGTGGCATGCTTTACAGAAATTATGTCAAGTGTTCAATTCAAATGAAAAAATTTACTCACAACCTGCACAAAGGAACTCTTGAGCCTGTAGAAGAAACTACAATAACATATCAAATGTGGCCAGTCATGTATGATTCAGAAGTCACAAGATGGAGAGTCGTTCGATTAGAAGATAAAGAAGTAAAATACGAAAGAATCTTTGACAATGAAACACAAGCAAAAATTTATATAAAAGAAAATGAATCCATTTGAATATATAAACGCAATTAATTTTTCGAAAAAAGATATCATGGTTGATGATATAGCAGAAAAAGAATACAATGCCTTTCTTGTAAATAGAACTATGTCGTATTTTCCCGATACGGTTCTTTTTGCTAATGAAATGAACATTAATCATCACATTGACAACCGTCTTCAATTCGATTTTTTCATAAATATAATTAGTAAACGTAAAAGATTTTCTAAATGG